GCTATCAGTCGAGGCGCTGGAGTCAGCCCGGGTGGTGGCCGACCACCTGGGCAAGGTCAGCCGGTCCAACAGCCGCTCGCGCCGGCCGACGCTGGCCGAGCTCGACCAGCTCATGGCCCACTTCGGCGCCACCAGGTCAGCCCGATTCGATTCGGTGCCCATGCAGGAGCTGATCGTGTACGCCATCTTCTCGACCCGGCGCCAAGAAGAGATCACCCGCCAGGTGTTCGAGGATCTCGACGCCACCCGCTCCGACATCTGGGTGCGCGACATGAAGCACCCCGGCGAGAAGATCGGCAACGATGTGCGCGTCACCCTGCCACGCGAGGCGCAGGCCCTGGTGCTCAAGCGCCGCGGCGATGACGTCACCCGCGCCGGCCGCATCTTCCCGCACAACAGCAGCAGCATCAGCAAGGCCTTCACCGACGCCTGCAAGATCCTGGGGATTGTGGATCTGCACTTCCACGACCTACGCCATGATGGCATCAGCCGCCTGTTTGAGATGGGCTGGACGATCCCCCAGGTGGCTACCGTCTCAGGCCACCGCACGTGGACGAGCCTGAAGCGCTACGCCCACCTGCGGGAGACGGGCGACAAGTTCGCCGGCTGGGTGTGGCTTGAGCGTTTGGGCATCACCCTGGCCTAGAACGCCTCGGGCGTGTGCTTGCGCACGAACGGCTTGGTGCCGGACTTGTCCAGCTTGTGCATGATGAAGCCCAACAGGGCCAGCGCCAGGACGACGTAGATGACCTTCTTCAGCATGGTGTCTCCCTCCGGTTTCACCGGATTCTGAACGCAAAAAAAAGCGCGGGCCCCACCCAGAAGGTGGAGACCCGCGCAACTCGCTGCTGAAAATCAGATGCGGCCGATCTCGGCCTCTCGTCTGAGCACCAGGCCGCGCTGGCGCCGCCCGCCTGCCATGACCCACTTGCGCAACTCGGTCGGCACCTGGTCCCACCGGCCAGCAACCACGCGCCGCCTGAGCGTGCTGGCCTTGAGCTTCGGCAGGCCCAGGTTGTAGGCAAAGTCTGTCAAGGCTGCAAGGCGGCCAGGCTCGTCAACGGCGCCGCACAGATGGTGCACGCCCGGCATGTACTCGCTCAGGATTTTGTGGCGCAGCAGATGCAGGGCGTGCTCCCGGGTGATCGGCGGATCAGCGAGGCTGACCGCGCGCCCATCCAAGTATCTGGTGGAGCCCACGCCGATGGTGGGCACACCGGCTGGGCAAAGGTAGGGCCGCAAATAGAGCCCCTCAAAGTGCAAGCACATCGCCATCACCACGGCCAGGGCCTCGGTCACATCCATGTCACTTTCCCCGCTTGAGCAAAGCCCGATCGGCCAGGTAGATGCCCAGCGCCGCCGAACAGACCGAGAGGCTGTTGTCACTGATCGTGATCACTGCAAACTCGCCCAGGGTGAGCATGACAATCGACCAAGTGGCAACACCCGGCCGGATGCTCGCATTCCAGGCATCGATGATCCTGACCCCCGTAGCCACGCTCGTGGCCTTGACTGCAGACAACCAGCCATCGGCCTCGATGCGCGACACGTCAGCCTCACGCTGCGCCTCGATCACCTTGACACCCAGCTCGGCCTGCAGGCGCTGCGCCTCCAGGTTGCGCTCATGCTGAGCGGCATCCAGCTCGGCCTGCAGGCGCATGCGCTCCATCTCCTGGCTGTGGTCTTGCTTTGCTGTGAGCCACGCCGAGACCTCGCCCCAAATCATTCGGAACACCGAGCCGCCGAGAAATGAAAAAAGTGCTGTGAACATGCTTACCTCACTTCGGCCCAGGGCCGCCTTGTTTCAACGCCACCAAAAACGCCCACAGCCCTAGCGCCCCTGTGGCGACCATGCCCACCCACTTCACCGCCTGGCCCAGACCACCCAGCACGCGGAAGCCGACCCGAGCAGCGACGATGACGTCGTGGATGTCCTGGGTGATTTCGGTGTTGGTGGTCAGGGCCTCTTCGATGCCCTTCATGCGTTTGGATCCGGCATCGAGGCGCTCGTTGATGGCCGCGATCTGATCTTCCACACTGGCAGGTGGAGCCTCATTTGATTTGTTCATTTGCTGTCCTTATATTCAAAGGCTCGTCAGCGCTTGATGACTTCGGCGCGCATTTGGATGTTAGAGATATGGTAAATATCATCAAAATACCATTTCTTTGCTCCAAAAATAAATGTCTTTGTCACCCCTGTAGGTATGGTGCATCGTATTGTCCTGGCCGTTGGCGCACGGTATACGCTGCCATTTGCAATACCAGAAGAACCCCAGGCACCGTAGCTGTAACCAGTATCCGCATCACGCAAAGCAAGATTGCTGTAACTCCCAGATCCGCCTGACCACGCCTCCAAATATTCATCAGCGTTCATCGTGATAAGCACATCGACCGTCGATCCAATGCTCGAATCCGTTGTCACTGACAACCTGCACAGCTCGGTGATTCCGGTGAATCCACCCACACCAGACATGGCCGTCACTGTGACCATGCCAGATGTCGACTGCACATGAATATCCGTAGCCACCCCCGCCGTCAAATGCTGGGTCTGCAGCTGCACACTGCCATCCACAGTCACGGCCAGCACCTCAACCGCTGCTGACTCAGCGCCAAAAATGTCCACGTGCTTGGCCTGGATCGTGTAGCTCCCGGCATCCGGCCAGGGCCAAGTCCAGCTTGACGCGTTGCCCGACCAGATCTCGGTGGCAGCCGACCAGGCGCCCGTGCCGAGCTTGAGCACGGTGTACGCATGGATGCCCATGTTGCTCGGCGCATGCCAGCTCAGCAGCACGCCGCCGGGCTGCTGCGTGGCAGTCAGGCCGCTCACCGCCTCGCACGGCAGGCTGAGCATGTCGCCGCGCACGGTGTAGACATACTCTGTGCAGCCTGCCAAATCTTCCAGCGCTTTGCCCAGCAGGTTGAAACTCTGGAATTTGAAGTGCACCGTCTGACCCACGGCAGAGGGCTGCAGCGGGTCGCTCTTGTAAATCCCCTTGTCCAGACGTGCAAACTGTGAGCCAGTCGCGTGCGCGGTGTTGCCGCTTTCATAGGCCGAGCGCACCAGGCCGTCCAGCGTATAGGCGTCGGTGCTCGTCAGGGTGGCGGTGGTGTACGCGATCAGCTCGGGTTTGTCGCCTGAGCCAGTGCCACGCACCCAGCACAGGGTAGACAAATTCGCGGCCTCAGCTGCAGATCCGTTCAGGATCTGGCCACCAATGCCGGTCAGCAGCACCTCGAGGCCAGAGGATGCAGACGCGGTCAAATTGGCCATTGTGATCCCGTACCGGGCACCACCGTAGATATTGCCCGCCTGCTTGTAATTCGTGCCGTCCGCACTGATCCACACCTGGCAGCCGCCCCAGTTCGGGCCATTGCCTGTGACGGCCACCCATACTTCCAGCCCGGTCGTGGTCAACTCGATGGGCGGCTCGATGAATACCGGTGTCACCACGGCACCGGGCGCCGCGTTGTAATCGTGCCGGAAGCCTTCCAGGCCTTGCAAGGCGTAAGTGCTGCGGCCGGCCACCGCGTGGGGGAAGTCCTCGGCGTCAATCGTGAAGCCGCCGTCGTCTTCGGTGATGGTGGTGATGCGCACCGGCGTGCGCACCAGGCCCTCGTCGGCATCCTGCAGCGTCACGATGTTGGTGGGCACCAGGCGCGCGAAGTTCCAGGGCAGCGCGAAGGTGTAGCTGTTGAGGATGTACCGGAAGCGCTTGAGTGCGATCTGGGCGACAGCGTCGGCTGTTGTGCCATCGCACACCCAGTGCGCCGTGATCGTGGGCGCCACCTTGAGGCCGTACTGCTCGATGCTGGCCTGGTCCTGCGCCGTGGCCACGGCCACGTTGTAGTCGTTGGCGCGGTCCAGGTACTCGACTTTGACCGAGTTGTAGGCGTCGGCTGGCGTCTTGCGCTTGATGCGCACGGCGGGCTGACCTGGGTCGGTCAGGAAATGGTCAAGCGTGAGGTCGTAGATGGGCGTGGTGTCGGGGTAGTAGGTCACGCCGTTGCCGCTTTGCTCTTCGTCTCCCAGGGGCACGATGTGCACTTGCTGGTCGACCAGCACCACGCGCGAGTTCGTCAGCTCGCCCAGGGCCTTGAGGCGCTCGCTCGCTGCAGCCTGCTCGGTGAGAGCTGGGGACAGCAGCAAATCAGCGCCCCGGCAGTAGGCCGAGTAGGCCGACAGGTCAGCCACCTGGCCAGCGTCAAGGCCGATACCCCAGCGCTTGTTGGTGAGCCAGTCTTGCGCCACGAGGGACGGGTCAGCATCCCAGGTGTAGGTGCCGCCCAGGTCAAACACGCCAGCGCACCGCACCTCAAACGAGTGGTTTTCAACCTGTGCGCTGCTGCCCAAGTTGTAGTCCTGCGCGGCCACGCCCATCATCCCGGAGTAGTTCTGCGCGAAAGCACCCCCGCCGATGGTGGTGAGCGGTGACCACACGGCTTGCGAGTCACCGCCAGGGATGAGGCTGGCGCCGATCTGGGCGAGGGCATCCAGACCAGACACGACGGCCTTGCCACGCCACACGCGTGTGATCGCGCTGGGCCCAGCTGTCACACCCTCGCACACCAGCATGACCAGGCTGGCCGAGTAGGTGTAGGCCGTGTTTTCGGTCTGCACGCCGCCACCCTTGCCACCGCCGCCGCCGTTGTCTCGCGTGACGTGCGGGATGGCCCGAAAGTCAGCGTAGTAGACAAGGTTGCCGGGCACGCGAGCTGAGCCGTGCACCACGGCCTTGGTGACGCCATAGGCGCTGGACTGCAACACCAGGGCCTCCGCCTTGGTCTCGCTTGTGCTGATGGTTTGTGCGCCGCCCATGTCAGGTCAGTCCTTTGAGTGTGTAAAAGCGTGCGGGGCGGCCAGCCAGTGGCGCCTCGCTCAGGCGGGTCAGGATCACGCCCATGCCCATGTAAGCGTGGAGCACCAGGTCGGGCTCGATCAGGATGCCGCCATGGCTCCAGGTCCGCCCGAAGCGGAACATGGCCACGTCACCGGCCTGGGGCTCGTCAGTGGGCTGAGCGTCCATGGTCTGCAGGCCCTGCAGGTAGAGCTCGTCGGTTCTGGACAGGTGCCAGTCGCGGGCGTAGTTGCCCGGGTCGGTGGCGGGGATCAGGCCGGCCGCCTCATACACAGCGCACAGGATCTGCACGCAGTCCACACCGGCGCCGAGCACGCGCCCGTGGTGGTGGTAGGGCGTGCCGATCCACCGCCTGGCCTCGGCGGTGACGATGGCGCGTGTGCTCATAGGACGGTCTCGGCGGCTGGGATGTAGGGCGTGCCACGAAAGCGGATCCGGTTGTTGAACCGGTCCACACACGTGGCTTTGCTGCGGTCGCAGCCCGGGTAGATCTGGATCTGGTCCCCCACCGCCACGGCCACAGGCGTGGGCTGCACCAGCGTGAGGGCGCCGCCCGCGGCGTGGCCGCGCACCGTTCGCAACACGCCCGCGTTGCCGCCTGTCACGAAGCGCACAGCCCCCAGGACAAAGTAGCCCGCCGACTGGGTGAGCCCGCTGGCCGAGAAGCTCAGCTTGAGCGAGTCGCCCGCCGTGGTCACCGTGGCCGTGCTGGTGTAGGTGGCACGCGAGAGCGCACAGCCCGCGTCATAAACCGTGCGGTCGCACTGGGCCTCAAAGATGTTGCGGGGCAGCTGCTGGTTGAGCAGCTCGAACACGCTGCGCACGGTGATCACGGCCTCGACCCGGTTCGGGCGGTCGATGTCTGAGACCTTGCCGCTGAAGCGGTGCAGCTTGCCCACCCAGGGGTCATCGGGGCCGGCCTTGAAGGCGCGCCACACGTCGACCGTGGCGCCGTCGAGGCCGCCGCCGTTGATGAAGGGCATCAGCGGCAAGCCGTTGAGCAGGGTGTCGGCCCTGGCCATGAGGGTGAGCGAGAGGGAGTCAACCTCCACCCCGGCCGACCACTTGAGCCGGCCGGTGCCGATGCCGGGCCCGAGCGTCCAGGTCGTGCCGTCTATGGTCACGACACGGTCGGCACTGGTCCAGCGGTAGACCGTGCCGCCTGAGAGCGTGAGCGTGACCAGGTCGCACACGGTCAGGCGGCGCGTGCTGTCGAGCAAGGCGCCCAGCTCGGCAGGGATGGTGCGGCGCAGTTGCGTCATGGCTTGTCCGTTTTGAATTCGACGGTCTTGGCTGACCACAGGCGCTTCATGAACTGCTCCAACTCCATCGAGGACTTCGTGAAGCGGCAGCGCCAATAGAACTTGCCGGCCCAGCTCAGCAGCGCGCCGGCAAGCGGCGCATCACCAAAGGTGACCTGGCCCAGGCTGCCCACGGTCACGTCAGTGACGGTGCGGGCCACGGTGGTGGTGGGGATGTAGCGCGTGGGCTGGCACATGCCGTCGGCTCTCCAGACGTATGCACCGCTGCTGCCGTCGCCGTTGTAGACCGTGGTGGCCGAGCCGAATGCTCCAGAGCACAGGGCGACGCGCTGGTACATGGCCGAGATGCTGCCGGTGAACAGGACCTGCATCGAGACCTTCCACCACCCGCCACCCAGGTCGGTCGCTGAGAGGCTGGGCATGGTGGCCTCGCGCAAGTTGGTCGCGCTGAAGGCCCCTGTGGCGGAGTTGAACAGCACGTTGGCGTACTGGGTGGGCGTCGGGTCGCTGTAGTTCTCGAACGCCACCACGGTGCGCTCGCCTGCCTTGACGTACCAGTCAAAGGATGCGGCCGCGCCGGCTGTGATCACGTAGCGCTTTTGGGCGTAGTGGCCAGCAGCGGCGGTGTTGTCCTCAACGAGCTTGACTGCATCGCCGCTGCCATCAGGTGCGGTTGTTGAGCGCGTGCCGAAGACCAGGGCGCCACCGGCGCGCCAGCCTGTGTCCTCTATCTGGGCGCCCCAAAAGGCGATCTGTGCGCCGTTGCCCCAGTCTGCAGCCATGAACACAGATGCTGTCGGCATGAATGCCATGTTGCTGACCACCAGGCTAAAGCGCTTCCATGTGCCATCCAGCCCGAGCCAGTCCCGGTTGACGCGCTCTGCCGTCGCTGCATTGCCGTCGGTGTCACGGTCCACGCCCATCATGGTGCCGAGCGTGGGCGCTGTGCCGCTCAACAGCTTGGCCCAGCAGCTGAGCGCGTAAACGCCATTGCCTGTCAGTGCCACGCTCTGCAAGAGATAGGCGTTGCCCGTGCTGCTTGTCTGGTAGATGGTGGCGGTGTTGCTGCCATCTGGCGCGGCCGTGTTGCCCACGCGCGCGAGGTTGACGCCCTTGCTCCAGGGGCTGAGGTTGCTGTCGGCAGCCGACTGCCTGAACAGGTTCGCCCGCGGCGTTGTGGCCATGGCCCACGCGCCCTGCCAGTCCGTCTGCGTGATCACGGGCACGCCGTTGAGCTCGTACACGGGCTCAAGGTAGCCCCCCATCGAGCGCACGAGCTGGAAGGTGGTGGTGACGCTGTCACCCAGGCCGAACTGGTCGAAGGTGACGGTGTTGTCGTCTGGGTCGTCAAAGAGCCACGTGTCGTGGTCACCCGCATGGCGGTTGAAGAACGCGGCCAGCGTCTGCAGCTCCTGCTGGGCACCCGCCCGCAGCACCGAGTACTGCAGGCGGTAGACCCAGCGCGGGCTCGTCCACGTCGTGCGGCTGAAGTCACGGCCGCTGTCGCTGCTCTTGAGCGTGGTGTTCCACATGGGCGTGCGGAACTTCGACCAGGTCAAGCCAGGCAGTACGGGGTACAGGAGGTTGCTCATCAATCACTCTCAAAGATCACATGAACCCGCCATTGCGGCGGCGCTCTGTCAACACCTTGACCAACACATCCGCCCCGCCGCGCTGGGTCATCAAGTGCTCCAGCTCTCGCGAGTTGTAGCCATTGAAGTGGAAGTGGTTCTCGCCGCCACCACCCGCACCGCCACCGCCATCGGCCATGGCCCGGATCACATCGGCGTGCCGGGCAGGCAGCACCATTTCGCGCTCGTGCAACTGCGTCAATGGGTTGACGCCCTTGGGGATGTCGAAGCCGCCCGCAGCAGAGGGCACGCGTGAACCCATGGCCATGACGGCCGCGAAGGTGGCGGCCAGCGCGGCCGCAGCCAGGAAGGGCCCGGCGATGGGGATAGAGGCCTGCGAAGCAGCGGCGCCTGAGCCAGCCTTGGCCGCGTCAGCACCGATGCCAGCCAGGGCAAGCAGCTTTTCTTTCGCGAACATCGCCACCTTGGCCGCGATCCATTTTCCGATCTCGCCAGTGATTGTGGCCGTCATGCTTTTGTACACATTGGCCATGGCTTGGCGCATGGTCACGGTGCGGTTGAGGATGCCGCTGATGCTTGTGCCGATTGCGTCTTCTGTACCCTTGAACATATTGCTCAAAGGTTGCAATCCGCTGGCTTGTGTAGCGCCACGAATCTGGCCCATCTTGAGCTGGTGCTGCTGCTCAAGCTGCTCAAGCTCGTTGTTGATTCGCTCCTTCTCAACGCGATCCTGGTCATTCGCCACCAATGCATCCGCGAGTCGATCAAGCAACGCTTCGTGCGAGATCTCATATCGCCGTTGCTCAAACTGAGCCTGAAATTCGAGCATTTTGGCTTGCGAAATCACCCCCAGTTCCAGCGCCTGCTGGGACCCTTGCTCTTCAATCGCAATGGCCTGGATGGCTGCATCACGCTTCATCTGCAATTTGACGGCTGCGGCCTGGTCCTCCTGCTCATTTGCCTGCCGCTGCAGTTCCGCAATCTTCTTGGCCGAAGCCTCGTATCCCTGTGACCCCTGCTGATACATCGACTGGACTTGACGCTCGATCCGAATCTTCTCTTCGGTGTTGGTCTTGTACTGGGCTGACTCCGTTTCGAGCATTTGGACCCGACGATCGAGCGTGTCTTTCATGACAGCAAGATTGGCCTCCTCAGACTTCTTTGTGGCGGCCAATCGATCACCCACTGAAAGCCCTGCAAGCTTGGCTTTGCCAGCCCAGAATTTGGCCTCCTCAGATTTGGAGTACTCACGATATTGATCTTCGACCAGGCCCTCTTCCGCCCTGACAACCTTCAATCTGGCCAACTCTTCTTCAAACTTCGGCATGCGCGTGGGCGTCTTCTCTGTCGTGCCTTCCTCGCTCGTGTCCTTTCCAAAGTTATAGCGCGGTCCGTTTTTTTTCTTCGCCTGTTCATCAACCTCGACTTTCACTGCGGGAAGCGGCTGACCGAAGGCCTTCTTCATTTCCTCATACTTCTGGGCATTCCTTGCGGCCTCAGCATCACGGGCTCGCCCAATGGCCTTGGCGCCCTCAAGATCACCGCTCAACAATGCGGCGGCTTGAGCAGCAAGCGCGCCGATTCCATCGCCCATATCAGTCAGAGCCAGCCACACAGACTGAGCTACGAACACGACACCTTCGAGGACTGTGGCGAATACTTTCCCAGCCTGCGGGCCTTCTTTTGAGAGCCACTGCCCGGTCTTTGCAAAAACCGGCAGCAAAGCATTCCCAAACTGAACCTGAAGGCTTTGCCCGACCAGGTTCAGGTCAGCCATCTGCTTCTTGTACTGCTTGGTCATCTCGGCACCCTCTGGGCCGACAATCAAGCCAAGCTCACGCGCACGCTTTTCAGCTTGCTGCATGACTTCGTTGTTCACCTTAAGGATGGCGCGCACTTCCGTCCAGCTCTTTCCATAGGCTTGACGGCCGGCCTCATCACGATGCACCGTATCCGTGATGGCACCAATCTTGTCATTGACCTCCTGCATTACCTCAGTGACATTCCGGTAGCTTCCCGACGCGTCCTTTGTCTTTACGCCCATAGCCTCGAAGGCCTGGCCGTTGTTGGTAATCTGCTTGCTCAGTTTGTCCGCTGCTGCGGTGTACACATCTGAGCCGATACCAAGACGCGTTAGAGCAACGTTGAGCACACTTGCCCGCTCTGTGGTCACACCCAATTGCTTGGCCATCTTGGCCGCTTCGCCGTTCCATGCGTTCGCGTCATTGATGAACTTCTTGAGCGCACCACCGCCTGCCAGCACAGCCGTGAAAGCCATGAGCTTGCTGCTCACCGCAGAAAAGGTGTCGCCCACTTTTTTGAACTGCGCGTCGATCTGGCCGCTTGCGCCCAAAGCTGCACTTACGGCTTTGCTCATCGCCGCTTCAAACTGAGAAGGGTCAGCCGAGATATCCGTGTTGTAAGTACTGCCGTCAGATTTGCTGGACATCTTTGATCTCTCCAAAGTAGTGCCGCTCAAGCGCGGCCAGCGCCTCATCGGTCGTCTGGGCTTGCTTGAACGAGTCGGGGGCGTTCAGGGCCTGCATGCCAGGCGGTATCCACGGCGTGCTGCCGTCGTCTTCGTCATCCATCACGCCACCTGTCGTGACGTCTGGAGCCTGGTAGCCAAGGTATGCAGCGACAAGGTGATGCACTGGTGGGTGAAGAACCCACTGCCGAGTGAGCGCGTGGAGCCGATGCAGATCAAGCTCGCGCTCGGCCTGGCACCAGCCCCAGCCGGTGTTTGAGACAACCATCGCGAAGATGGCGTCCCAGTCAATCAGGTCGACGGGCTCACCACCGCCGCCTGCTCCCCCGCGACGGCCGGGGGCGTCGAAACGCCCCAGCACGCCATGAACACATCGCCGGCATTGTCCAGATCAACCAACGATTCGACCGTGGCACGGGTCAGGTCTGGATCAACACGTACGGCGCATGCATGCGCCAACGTGCAAACCAATTCAACCAGCTCATCAGCACGCAAGTCGTTCTGCTGAGCGGCTGCGATGGCTGCCTTGTTGTCCCGAATGGTCGCGGCCAACAATGGCCCCAGGACCAGGGTTCCGCCATCAAGATTCAATGTGATGCGCTTCATGCCTGACTCCAGTAGCCCGCCGAGCCGGTGCCGTCATCAAGGGCTTCAAAGCCGAAGTCCGCCACGGCGAAGTCTTCGTTCTTGAACGGGATGGCCAGCTTGTCGCTCTGGCAGTTGGTGAGCTTCAGGGCCAGCTTGCTGCCCTTGGAGTTGTTCATCAGGATGACCGAGAAGCTCGGGCTGTAGCCCATGAGCTGGTTGGTCAGCGGCACGATCAGGCCCGAGCCTGCGGTGCTGTACTCGATGCTGTAGAGGAAGGCCTTATTGGCATCTGCCGCAGCAAAGGTGTACAGGCCCGTGGCGTTGACGGTGTACTGGCCAGCCGTGGGCGCAGCGGCCACGCGGCTGAAGTCGTTGCCGTTGGTGTCGCGCACACCCAGGTCGGCAATGAAGGTGCCACTGCCAGGGGGCACAGCCTGGTAGGTGTAGGTTGACGCAGCAGGCACGGTGCCGGCCAGGTCAATCGCTGCGCCCTTGAAGCCCACTTGCGGTGTGATGCCGAAATGCAGGGCAGCCAGGGCAGCGGCCTTGATGTCGGCCGTCTTGGCGCTGAAGGCCAGCTTGGCTTTGCCACGGCCTCGGTCAACGGGCAGTTGCGCTTCGCCGTAGAGGGCCTTGCCCTCGAACGAAAAGTCAGTGGACACGTCTTGCAAGATGCCCAGGCGGTAGGCCTGGGGCACTGCAAGGGCGTTGCCGAGCGAGTCGGTGCGCGTGGTCGCGATCAGCACGCCCACGCCGAATTTTTGCTGAGTAGCCATGTGTTGTCCTCAAAGGGATGTGGATGGGATGAGGTAGGTCAGGCGGTAGCGCACCGCCTTGATGAGGCTTGTGGTGTCGGCCTCGGTGAGGTCGAAGCTGCTCTCGGTCAGGCGGCGGCTCTCGCACAGATCCGCCAGCTGCTGGTCGGTCACCATGGGCCGGTGCACGGCCTCGTGGATGGCCTCAGCCGAAGGTGTGCCGGGCTCGGCGCGCACGTAGATGCGCAGCTCGATATGGATCTGATGCAAGTCCATCTCGGCGCTGAAGGGCTCGGTCTGCCCATCGCGCGGAACCACGTTGATAGACGGCGCCTCGGCCAGGCTTTGCGCATCGGCGCGATCCCGAAAGACGTTGGTGCCTGCTGGCACCTGGGCT